CAGCAAATTGAGATTCCACTGTAACATTAGATACTAATCCTAATCCTAAGAGTAATTTGATGTATTCTGATGATCAAGGTAATACTTGACATTGAGTTACACCAGATATCTCTTGGAAATATGGAAGATTATTTAACGAAGCAAATGGATATCTTGGAAAATTGGCATTAAAATTCGAAGCTGCGGGGAAAGTTAGGGTGTTTGCTATGGTTGATGCTTGAACCCAGTGGGCATTAGCACCATTACATAAGTTAATTTTTGATATTATCAAAACTTGACCTACTGATGGTACTTTTGATCAAATGGGTCCTATAAGGAATCTAATCAGTCGATTTGAAGATCCTAAAACTTGGAAAGGTATTACTTTTAACTCCTTTGATCTCTCGGCGGCAACTGATAGGCTTCCTATTGATATTCAGAAATCATTGATAGCTTTACTATACGATCTTTATTATGAACCATTTGTGAAGTCAACACCAATTAATTTCGGTGAGGATTCATTTTCTGGTTTAAAATTAAAGAGTTCTATGAGTGGAGCTGCCATTGATTTTAGTAATTCATGGGCTGACCTACTAGTGGGTAGATTCTACTCACTTCAGTTATCTAAAGAGGAGTTGAAGAAGTTAGGTATTGTCAAACCAGGTTTATGGAAATTGAAATATGCTGTTGGACAACCTATGGGTGCATTGTCATCATGAGCTATGTTGGCACTTACACACCATTGTATAGTACAATTTGCTGCATATAGAGCTGGCCTCCGAATTCCTTTTAAAGATTATGGAATATTGGGGGATGATGTTTTCATAGCTAACAACAAGGTATCGAGAGAATACCTACTTATTCTCCAAGAGATTGGAGTTGAAGTAGGCCTTGCTAAATCAATTAGATCTAAAAGTAGGCTTGTTCTTGAATTCGCAAAGAAATTTATTGTGAATAAAGAAGAAGCTAATATGATCCCTATAAAGGATTGTATAACTACTTGAATTTCTACTTCTTTAGTCAAGGAGTTTGGGACAAAATGACATATGAGTTCCAATCAAATACTTTCTTTCCTTGGTGTTGGTTACAAATCAAAACATAAATTCTTTATGAATGATATTTATAAGATAAGTACCAGGCATAGAGTTTTAATGATTTGATTAACACTCCCAGGTTCGCAATGGGGTTCTAAGAACTATCTAGAATGGATATGTACTAAGACCTATTACGAACCTTACAATACCGTAAATACTGATATTGCTATATCCCTTCTATATTGTTGTCATGATCTGCTTAGTGAAGTTTTTGACAATTTTAGGAAAACATTAAGATCTTGACGAGAAAGTTCACGATCTTTTGACCAAAATAGTTCATCTTTAATCCCATTACATGGTTTTAAAGATATAGCTGATTGACAGTCTAATCAAACCTTTAAAGAAAAGATTGATATAACTTGAAATCAATTGGTTAGCACTCCTATGGATTGCTCTATCAATTATGATGGTCATATAAGCGGTAC